TGGAACGATGTATTAGGTCGTGCCCAGAAAATGCCTGGGTCAAGAGTAAAGAAAATTTAACCTACTAATATGGCAAGAAGAAAGAGAGGCAACATTGATCAACCAATTGGCGTTGGTCTTACTGCAAAGCAGATGAAAAGAAGAAAACCACTTAGTGCTGAATATCTTCTTGACATTGAACCATTGACTGAGAATCAAAAAAGACTTTTTAATTCCTATGATGAAGGAAAGCATCTGGTTGCCTATGGTTGTGCAGGTACTGGTAAAACATTCATCACTCTTTACAACGCCCTTGTTGATGTTTTAGACGAAAGAAGTCCTTACGAAAAAATTTACCTTGTTCGTTCATTAGTCGCCACAAGAGAAATTGGATTTCTTCCTGGCGATCATGATGATAAGGCAGATATTTACCAAATTCCTTATAAGAATATGGTGAAATATATGTTCCAGATGCCTAGTGACTCTGAATTTGAGATGCTCTACGGAAATCTTAAATCACAAGAAACCATCAAGTTCTGGAGCACTTCTTTTCTTCGTGGAACAACCCTTGACAATTCTATTGTTATTGTCGATGAGTTTCAAAATTTGACGTTTCATGAATTAGACAGTATAATTACAAGAATTGGTGAGAATAGCAAAATTATGTTTTGTGGTGATGCTACTCAATCCGATCTTTTAAAAACGAATGATCGTAATGGAATCATTGATTTTATGAAGATTCTGAGAGCAATGCCTTCTTTTGATATCATCGAATTTGGTGTTGAGGATATTGTTCGTTCTGGCCTTGTTAAGGAATATATTGTTGCAAAGATGGAAGCTGGTTTATGAGTTCAGTTGAAATTTTTTATAAAAGGAATCAGAGTGTTACAACTCCATTGATTCGTGAAATTGATTATGAAAAGCAGGACGCACAAAGATATTCTTATCAAATGTGTCCTGTATGGAATCATAAAGCAAATAGGACTTTTATTTCACTTGCCCCTATTGATTATTCTTTTACAGTAGATGTAAAGAATAATAATGTAATCCATCACGATGATGTTTTAACAAATAATGATCGTGAAGAAAATATGTTTCTAACAATGGATGATTTGAAATCACCTCATCCAATTGTTCAAGTAACTGTTCCTTCTTATTTCTTCTGGTGCAAAGAACCAGATGTTTGGTTAGAATATAAAGATCATCCTTTTACTGCTGCATATAATAATTTTATTTCAATTGGTGGATGGTTTAATATTTCAAATCATCCCAATAGTACTATTGTTGGGATGAAAATTCTTGATGAAACAAAACCAGTGGTCGTTAAAAAAAATGATCCACTTTATAAAATGTGTTTCCATCCTATTGATCTATCCCGAGAAATAGAATTAATAGAAGTTGATTCAATACCTTCTGAAATTGAAGATCTTGTTGATCAAAACAAAATAAAAAAATCACAAAGAGATAGATCCTTTTTTACTAAAATTCTTTTTCCCCCAAGATAATGTTTAATCATATTGATATTGAACTTCCACAACTAGAACGAGAAACCATTGATGGTATTCGTTATTATAAAGTTCCTGATGAAGAAGAATTATTGAGACTAGTTTCAATTACTTCTGTCACTAGTCATAAAAATCGTCAGTTCTTTGCAAATTGGCGTAAAAAAGTTGGTGAAGAAAAGGCAGATCTGATTACAAAACAGGCGACCAGTCGTGGCACTGATATGCATACTTTGACTGAACATCACCTAAAAAACGAAGATCTTCCATCGGTTCAACCTCTTTCTGAATTTCTATTTAAGATTGCAAAACCAGAACTCAACCGTATAAATAACATATACGCTTTGGAAGGTTCTTTATACAGTAAACAACTTGGTGTCGCAGGAACTGTTGACTGTATTGCCGAATATAATGGCGAACTGGCAATTATAGATTTTAAAACTTCAAAAAAACCAAAACCACGCGAGTGGATTGAACATTATTTTGTTCAGTGTATGGCATATGGTTGTATGTTATACGAAATTACTGGTATAATGATAAAGAAATTAGTCATTATTATGGCTTGTGAAAATGGAGAATGTGTTGTTTATGAAGAATATGACAAAGCAAAATACATCAAACTGCTCACCGAATATATTAGAGAGTTTGTTACAGATAGACTTACCGAATATGAATGAACTAGAAAAGGTCATAGAGAGTAAATTTTTAACTCCCTCCAAATTTGCACTAGAAATCGAAAAGATTGTTGCCGAAGAAAACTTCAATTATATTGATGCGATTGTTCATTATTGCGAGATTAATGAAATTGAAGTAGAATCAGTTACGAAACTCATTTCAAAACCATTGAAAGAGAGATTAAAGTGGGATGCCACTCGTCTTAATTTCATGAAAAAAACTTCGAGAGCACGACTTCCGCTATGAGTCCATTTGAGACATATCAAACTTATCTTTCGATGAAAAGTCATTTTACTAACAGTAAATATGACTTTTTTAAGTATGGAGGTAAATCCAGGGCAACCGTTACTTCATTTAATAAACGCAAGGACAAATATTGGTTCGAAAAAAGTTCAAGAAAATATTCAGATAAAGAAATAGTAGATTTTTTATTAGCAAACTTTGTATCCACAGACAACCCACAAAACTTATGGATTGGAGAAATTATCAATTCTGGAGAAAGGACCTACGCAGATTGGATGCGGAGGCAGCAGAGTTTGACCTACTTGTTCAAAGAACAGTCAATGGAATTGTTCTCAGAGAACGAATTAGAAACTGTGTTCAATTGTTCCAAAGGTCATCCTATAATTCTCAAAAGGTTTCTAAGCGGGAAATTATCGCCAGAAACTTTCGTAATTTACGACAAAATATTTTCAATCGTAAAAGATTTTGATAAGAAACTTTTAGATCCTGTTTGGGAAACCGTCAGTTTGAAAATTAAGAAGTATAATCCATTTCTAAATATTGATGTGTTCCAATTCAAGAAGATTTTAAGGGAAATCATAGATGAGTAACTTTTTTGACTCTGATATTATTCAAGAAGAACTGAAAGAAATTAATAAGTTACAAGAAGAGATTTACGGAAGTATTCTCACTTTTGGTGGAATGTCCCGTGAAGACAAATTGGAACATATTGAAAAACTACAAGTACTTCTTGAAAAGCAACGTGTAATGTACACACGTTTGTCTCTTTCGGATGAGCCAGAAGCGGTTGAGATGAAAGAGAACCTTCGCAAATCAGTTGCTTTGATGGGTTTCCCACCAGAGACTGATATGAGTATCTTGTTTAAGAGTATGGACAAAACAATCGAATCCCTTAAGCAGTTTGTTGACCGCTAAGGTCATCCCTGCTATAATATCCAAGTAAATCCCCCGAATCCAATTAATCCGAGGTAATCCAAATGTCTTTTGCTGACCTTAAGAAGCAATCTAAACTTGGCAATCTTACTGCCAAACTGGTTAAAGAAGTTGAAAAAATGAATACAAGCAGCGGTTCTTCTGATGACCGTCTGTGGAAACTGGATGTAGATAAGAGCGGCAATGGTTATGCCGTGATCCGTTTCCTCCCTGCTCCGAACGGTGAGGACCTTCCGTTCGTGAAACTCTACAGTCACGCATTCCAAGGTTCTGGTGGTTGGTATATTGAAAACTCTCTGACTACTCTGGGTCAGAAGGATCCTGTGTCGGAACTGAACTCCGAACTGTGGAACAACGGTACTGATGCTGGTAAGGAACTGGCACGTAAGCAGAAGCGCAAACTGACTTACATCAGCAACATTTACGTTGTAAAGGATCCTGCTAATCCTCAGAACGAAGGTAAGGTCTTCCTGTATAAGTACGGTAAGAAAATCTTTGACAAACTGACTGCAGCAATGCAACCTGAGTTTGAAGATGAGGAAGCGATTGATCCGTTTGACTTCTGGCAAGGTGCCAACTTCAAACTGAAGGCAAAGAACGTTGCTGGTTATCGCAACTATGACTCTAGTGAGTTTGCAGCACAAGGTGCTCTGCTGGACGATGATGATGCGATGGAAGCAATCTGGAAGAAGCAGTATTCGCTTGCCGAACTCGTTGCTGCCGATCAGTTCAAGTCCTATGATGAACTGAAGAAGCGTCTTGATTATGTGCTGGGTTCTAAAGGTTCCCGCCGTGTAGATGAAGAAGTTGCCGAAGAGGAAGAGTATTCTCGTGGTCCTGTGAAGGAACTGGATGAGGATCTTCGCTCCGAACTCAACAATCTGCAACCGACTCGTCGTGCTGCTGCCCCTGTTGAAGAAGATGAAGATGATGATACACTCTCGTATTTTGCCCGCTTGGCAGAAGACTGATTAAGTGCTATAATGTGGGGGAGGTCAAAGGTCTCCCCCCTTTTTTATGAAGTCGGACTTTTATATTGATAGGATCTCGAAGAAAGATGCAGAAGATCTTTTATTAACCTATCATTATCTTAAAGATTTTTCTAAGGGTTATAAATCGGGATATAATTATGGTTTGTTCCGAAAAAATAACTTTTCTCCACTGAATATTGGAGGACCTTTGGGTGTGTGTATATTCACAGGACTTCCTGTTCCTGAAATTGCTAAAGGTGCTTTTGGATTAGAACGTAATGAACAACAAGGACTTTTTGAACTTTCGCGCCTCTGCATCCACCCAGACACCCAATCTGACGAGCATAATATCACTTCTTGGTTTGTTTCAAGAGCGATTAGACAGTTACGGAAGGATACTGAAGTTAAAGCAATCATCTCTTACGCTGATAGTGATTTCCATAATGGTACAATCTATCGCGCTTGTAATTTTAAATATTGCGGACTCACAGACCCAAAGAAAGATTTCTACTATGCAGACGGAACTAAACACTCTAGAGGCAAAATTAAAGGTGCTGCAGGAGAGTGGAAAGACCGCTCCCGCAAGCACCGATATGTGATGGTGTTTGATAAGAATCTAGAACTCTTATGGTCATAAAATAGTGTTTCTTGTATTTTCTGTTTTGATTAGTCTGGTATTGACAAAAGAAGAAGAAGGTTCATAATTCATAATCTCCCTCATATCATTTAGGAATTGTT